TGAACATAAGATTAAACGGACTTGTTGCAGCTAATCATTTTCTTGCTGCGAAAGCTGAATTATCGGCAGAAGATAACAATTTAGTAAATGTGACGAATGGAGATGTTACTTGGATTATAAAACTTGGTGTAGCTCCAGGATTAAAATCTATGACATTTAAGAAAAAATATGATGTGGACGCTTTACAGGCGTTTGCAAACAATTTAGCAAGTTAGGAGGTTAAAAATGGGGAAAGCGAATATACCTGCGGCATTAAATGATGTCGAAGTGTTTATCAATGGAGATAATAAACTTATCGGAATAGGTGAAGTAGAATTACCTAACCTGGAGACCGCAAGCGTGAGTTTAAATCAAATAGGAATGGTATCAGAGTACGAGGCTGCTTTAACTGGACATTATAAGAAAATAGAAGCAAAAATAAAAATGGAATGTATTGATGAAACTCTTTTGAATTTTAATAATCAGGGAGAGCTTATGGTGGAATGTAAAGGTGTAATCCAAAAAATGAACAGGATAACACATGCACCAACTTATATAGGAATAGATGCAACTTTCAAAGGAATGATAAAAAAATTTGATGGACCGAAATTAAAACCAGGAAACAAACTTGAGGCATCATTTGACATGTCATTGAGTTATTATAAATTAACGATAGATGGAAAAGAAGTGGCACTTATTGATGTATTTAACAGAATTAGTAATGTAAATGGAGAAACTAATAGCAGAATCAGAAGGCTGTTAGGATTAATGTAAAATTTAGGAGGATAAGAAATGGCAGAAGTGATTAGATTAAAAAGAGAGTATAAATTTGGAGGAAAAAACGTTAAGGAAATAGTGCTGGACTTAGAAGAGCTGGCAGGGCAAGACTTAGTATTTGCGGAAAAAGAATATAAGGCAAGAAATAAAGGGGCGGCAGTAAAAGAGCTGGAAGATGGCTGGGCTTTAACAGTTGCATCAAAAGCTAGCGGAATCAAATACGGTGATTTGCTTAAACTTAAAGGAACAGACTACATAAAAGTTCTGAATAAAACTAAGGGTTTTTTGAACACAGGCTTGGGTTCGACAGACGATATGGAGAATTTCGTGATAGAGGAAACGGAAGCACAAGAGGAAGAAACAGCGAAAGAAGACCAGAAATAATACAACTTCTTGATATAGTAACTGATATTCTTGAAGCACTCAACTTTTCAAACGAATATAAAAGCAGTTTAAATATGAGCTATGAGACGCTTATGTCTTGTAGCCTGTATGAACTGGAATATTGGCAGACAAGAGCGGAGGAACTGATGCAGGAAGCAGAAATGAGATACGAAGAAAATAACGAATAAAAACAACTGGAAAGGAGGAATTTTATGGCTAAAAATATGGAGCTTAACATAGTCATGAGTGCGGCAGTTGCAAGTGCGTTAACCGGAATGGCACAGGTTGCAAATGCTACAAAAAATATGGCAAAAGGTATGGAAGGGCTGACTAAAAAGGCTAAGGAGCTTGAAAAGGCTCAAAAAGCACTTGAAAAGGTCGAAAAATTAAAAAGTGCATACGTAAATGTAAGCAAGGAGTATCTTAATGCCGCAAGAAAACTTCGTGAACTTAAAGAAGCATACGACAAGACAGGGCAAAGCAATACTGAACTTGCTAAAAAGATAAAAGAGCAGGAAAAAGTCGTAAACAGTCTAAATAAGCAAAAAGAACGACAAAAGCATATGTTTGAAGCTGCAAGAAGTGCAATCGAGGGTGAGGACAAGAGTTTAGGAAGCTACAAATCCCAGCTTGCACAAGTAAACTCTGAACTTGAAAAAATGAACAAATTAAAAGCCGCTCAAGGCAGATATGAAGCTAGGCAAGAAAATATCGGAAAACTTAAAGAGTTTGGAGACAGACAGCTGACACAAGGTATGGGAATGGCGGGAGCTTTAGCTGTTCCTGTTAAATTGGCAGTTGATTTAGAAAATGCTCAGGCTGATTTAAAAAAAGTTGCTGATTTTAGCTCAAAAAAAATGGAAGATGGATTTTATAAAGCTATGAGAAATTTTAGTGAAAACAGTCCATTATCTCAAAAAGAATTATTTGAAATTGCAGGAGCGGGAGCTCAAGCAGGGATAAAAACAGATGAACTTGAAAGATACGCTAAAGATGCAGCCAAAATTAAAGTCGCTTTTGATATGAATACAGAAGCAGCAGGGAACTTTTTGGCAAAAACAAGAGCACAACTTAATTTGGATCAGAATGGAGTAATGCAATATGCTGATGTAATTAATTACTTAGCAAATACCGTAGCTGTTACAGCACCAGAGGTAGCCGATATTTCGAGTAGAGTAGCCGGACTTGGTGGAATGGCTGGAATTTCTAAAGAAGGTGTTGCGGCATTAGGAGCAAGTTTGGTATCGGTTGGAGTTCCGTCAGAAGTTGCGGCAACTGGATTAAAAAATATCTCATTAGGATTAATGGCTGGAACATCAGCAACTAAAAAGCAAGCGGCGGCTTTTAAATCATTAGGATTAGATGTAGAAGATGTGGCTAAGAGAATGACAAAAGATGGGGAAGGAACATTAATTGATGTTTTTCAAAGAATTAAAAAACTCCCACAAGACGTTCAAGCAGCAACGCTTAAAGATTTGTTTGGTAAAGAATCTATTCAATCAGCATCTGAGTTAGCAAAACATATTGACGAAGTCAGCAAGAATATGAAAAACGCTCATGATATAGCAAAAACATCAGGAAGTGTTGACAAGGAGTATAACCAAAGATTAAAGACAATGGGAAATGCTTTTTCGACTTTAAAGAATAGGATTGTAAATATGGCAGTTGATTTAGGTTCAGCTTTGGGTCCGAGTTTAGTACAAGTTGCTAATTCATTTGGACCACTTGTTTCAAAATTTGCTCAATTTATCCAAAAGCATCCACAGTTGACAAGTAGTATTTTAAAAAGTGTCGCAGCATTAGCCGCTTTTAAAATCGGAATTGGTGGACTAACTAAAGGACTTGCGCCTTTATTTAGCGGAGTATCGAAAGGAATGTTAATCTTTGATAAATTTAAGATAGCTGGAAGTTTTACTGGCGGACTTAAAACAGCATTTCCAATTATTAATAAACTAGGACCAGCGATGACAAAACTAGGACCAATGCTTACTAATCCTTATGTTGCGGCAGGAGCGGCAGCGGTAGCTGCGTTTGTATTAATGTATTCAAAATGGAACTGGTTCAGGAATGGAGTTAATAACGGAGTAAAACAGATAGCTCCGCATTTCAATGGAGTATTTAATGCTATAAAGAGTGGATTTGGTCAATTATTTTCATCGGGAACTAAAGAACTTGGAAAAATGAAGCCTATGTTTGATTCCTTGAAACCTGTCTTGACTGTTATAGGTACAGTCATAAAAGTTGTGATTATAGCCGCATTGATAGTTATGAAAACACAGATACAGATTACAGTTGCATTCTGGAAAGCTGCATTTACTGCAATAAGGGTAGTCGTAATGGTTGTATTTAATGTCATAAAAGCTATAGTTATAGGAGCAGTTGCGGTAATAAAAGGAATTGTAATGACGCTTGGTGCGGTTTTCAAGGCAGTCTGGACGGCAATTAAAGTTGTTGCTATCGTTGTTTGGGCTGCAATTTGTGCCGCTATTATAGCTGTAGTCGGAGTAATCAAAGCTATTTTCAGACCTTTCGCACCATTTTTTAAAGCAATTTGGAATGCTGTTAAGGCAGCAGCAATAGCTGTATGGAATGCAATTAAAAGTGCGGCAACAGCCTTATGGGGAGCAATAAAAGCAGGAATAAGCGGAGTACAAGGATTTTTTACTGGTGCTTGGAATACAATAAAATCAGTAGGAACAAGTGTATGGAGCGCCATTAAGAGCGCTTTTGACACTGCTGCTGCCGGATTGAAAAGCGCAATTAACGGTGTAGTGAACTACTTTAAGGAAAAATGGAATCAAATTAAAAATTTTGCTGCAAACAATCCAATATCAGCAAGTATAGGAGGACTTTTTGGAAAAAATGCAGCAGGAACTAACTACTGGAGTGGTGGATTAACAACAGTTGCAGAACGTGGAGCAGAATTAATCCAGATACCTGGAAAACCAGCTTTCTTAGCCGAAAGTGAAATGCTTTTAAATCTTCCGAAAGGTACGAGAATACTTAACAATTCTCAAACTAGAAGCACCTTGAGAGATAAAGTGGCTAATCTGAAAGACAGAGTGAATAATTTGAAAGGCGGTAATTTATATGCTGGAAACAATTACTCAATCACTATAAATGTAAATGGCGGTAATCCATCAGAAGTCGAAAGAATTGTAAGAAAAGTGATAGCAGGAGATATAAATAAAAGGGAAAGGACGGCATTCGGATAATGGCAAAGGTAAAAGTGTACAGAACAGTTTCAGGCGACACTTGGGACTTGATAGCTTTTAAAGTTTATGGAAGCGAAGGATATTTCCATGACCTTATAAGAAATAATTTAAGATTGATTGACATTGCTATTTTCGATGCCAATATTCCTATTATTATTCCTGAAATTTCTGAAGAAGTTGAAGATGATGAAAGTTTGCCGCCTTGGAAGAGAGGTGAATAGAAGTGGCTTTCGCTAGAAATATAAGAGTTGTAGTAATTTTTAACAAGGTTGATATTTCTGATGAGATAGCCCATTCTATTTCATCTCTGAATTATACTGATAATTCCAAAAATGCGATAGATGACTTGGAACTGGAGCTTGAAAACTTAGATTATCGCTGGCTAAGAGAATGGTATCCTGATGAAAATGCTCAATTGCTTGTCGCTATTCACGAAGAAATAGGAAATGAAACTAATTTTTTAGATTTGGGAACATTTTATGTGGATGAGCCAACTTTTGAGAATAACAAACTCAATTTAAAATGCCTAGCCTTGCCGTTAGACCAGAATATTAGAGACCAAAAAAATAGTGTCGCTTGGGAAAAAATAACTTTGAAGGAGCTTGTTACACAGATTGCGAATAAGCACGAAATGAATGCTGAAATATATGCAGACAATGAATTTTTTGAAAGGTTAGACCAGAATCAGGAGACAGATTTGGCTTTTATTAACAGAATTGTACAGGAAACTGGACTAAATATGAAAGTATCTGATGATAAGATAATTATTTTTGATGACGAGGAAATGGAAGAAAATGAAACTATTGAAATTTTTAATGTTAAAGATGAAAGAATCAGAAGTTTCAGCTTGAAAAAGAAAAATAAGGAAATTTATGATAAAGTTGAAGTTTCATATTATGACCCTGACAAGAAAAAGGTCATAAAAGAAATTATTACTAAAGAAGAACTTGAAAAACGTAATCAACTTACAACCGAAAGTTCGGATAACAAGTCATCAGGAAACAAAGAAAAAACATCAAAAAAAGGCAATAAGATTTCTAAAAATAAGAAATCTAGCAATAAAGGACAGAAAAATAAGAGTAAAAAGCTAAGTCAAAGAAAAAATAACAGGTGAAACAATATATGAAAAAAAAGGGAAATAATAATAAAACTGGTGGAAAAAAAGGAAAATCTTTAAAAGAATCAAAAGAAAATCTGAAAAACAAGGCGAATAATAAAAAGAGTAGAGGCAAAAAAGAAAAAACCTTAAAAGTCAAGACAAAAGGGAAAAGCACAGCTAAAAAAGTTGCAAAAAAGACATTGAAAGAAAATCTGAAGCAGGAATACCAGATAACTTTAAA